ACTGCCAAAACTTTATAGGTGAGAGTAACATCTTTAAACTCTGAGGTAACAAGTTGTATATTAGTAGATGTTGTTAGATCATAAAACTCATAAAGCTCTGTATCAGGGCTATATCTATAAATCTCATAAGTTGCCACATAAACACCATCAGGTGGTGTCCAAGTTAAAAAAACATCTGACTTAGGCTGTCTATTTTCAAATCTAACATACTCATACATAGCTAGATCCTCTACCTCAGGCGGTGGCGTGTAGATAGGGTCTGATGATGATTGAGTATCAAAACTAGGGATATCTGTTGCATCTACTACTGTGTGAATACTAGGTGACTCATCCATACACATAATGGTAGCTTTAAAATCATTACTGTATGTCAAATCTTTAATAATTAGATTTACACTTTCTGAGTTGATATCACCCCACATAAACAAATCATCTATTGCAGGCATAGGGGAGGGGATAGGTGTCTCAAAGGTCACTAAAGTATGCTCACCTGCTGACATTACTACTGTTGAGGTGATATCATCAGGCAAGTCTGAGTCTCTAAACCTAATGGTATAGCTAGAACCTTCCTCTACCACTACAGGTATATCTAGCGTTACGCTTTCTGCATCACCATCACCATTTAATGTAACCACCTTAACTCTACCAAAACTCTGACCCCAATTAGGTACATCATGTGTGACTTTAATAAGATCACCTTTTGTTGCCACTAAAATATCAGCACCTACCTCAAGGGTGTACATCTCAGGTCTAAGGGTGGCTTGTGCGAATTGGTAAATACCCTCTTTATATGCTGCCTCTGCATCTGTAATACCGAATAGCTGTAGGGTCTCAAATTTAGTTGCGTTATCTATCGTGTAACCAGATTTATATACTACTACCTCATCCTCATCATAATCTTTAACAGAGTTAATAAATCTAACTTTTAAGGCGTGTGGGGTTTCTTGAAAAACTTTAGCCCCTGAGAAATTAATAATATTTCTAGGGGTAAAATGTTGTATGGGCCCGGCCTGCTGAACATCTCTAACTATAGAAAAGGTATTATCTTTAAAGGTCATTGCTGCTCTACCTGAGGCAGCTATATCCATTGCCAATTGCTTAACTGTAGTCTCACTATCAATAACCACATCAAAATATGATGTAGGGGTTGCATCAGCCCATGCTTTTAATGTAGCTGCATCTACTCTACTCTGAGCTATAGCCCTCTTGTTGGCACTACCTATTAGCACATCAGCAAACGCCCATGCAGGGTGTCTAGTTTTCTCAAGGGCCCATACTGAGCCATCAAATACTAAAAGGTGAGGCTCAGCTACCGCATTAAGACTATCTAACTGGCCGTTAATTTGACCTGTTGCTTTTATTCTAATTGCTAATAATACATGGTTATCAGGTACTACAGGCTCAGTATAAGTTACTGTCCTTACCTTAGAAAGGTAACTATTCCATGTTGTAGGGTTAGTATAAGTTGATACATCTAAGGTTGTTCTTTTTATTTGTATTTCATATCTGTTTCTTGATGAGAATTTAATACGAGTTGATTTTGAGAAAGGCTTAGCCCTTGAAGCCGTATGCAAGATGGTTTTAGACTTAGACCATGAGCCATCAGGATAGGTACGGTATTTATAAGATAATTTTACCGTACGAGGTAGTATCTTACCACTAGCATTAGATGTGCCATAAAGCCCCTCAGGGAAAGATATATCTATAAATGCCTCATTAACCTCATCAGAGGTATCTATGGTAAAATCACCATTAGCCTCTTTAAGCTGAAAGGTAAAACGCTGTGTGTCAACAGTATTGCTGTAAAGGCCGGGCTTAGTAAATGTGGTGATATGATCTTGCACCTCATACTCTACATCCTCATAATCATCTATAGATACTGTACCTATTTTAATATCTGATAACTCTATAGGCCCTACCCCAAAATCAAAGATAGCTCTTAAATATTGATCATCACCTACTGTCTCTGTGTATTGCTGCGCAGCTAAAGGGGGGAATAACTTAACCTTACCATAGCACCTAGGCACTACACCATATAAATTAGCTGCATTACCTGTGCCTGTGATTGAGTATTGAGTATCCCCTAATTGAGGGGCAGATAAATTCTTGGCACCAGGGGGCGGTATCAAAGCATTAACGATTAAACCACCTACCATAGAGATAGCAGCACCCGCCACTAGAGCACCTGTAGTAGTAGCTGCAAATGCAGCACCAAATACAGGGGCTAATGCACCACCTGATACAATTGTTGCAGCAATAGCTACACCAATTAGCAAAACCATTCTCAGAGTACCTTTACCACCGCCACCGCCACCTTGAGGCACAGCTTTAACGGTAACTATGCAATTTTCTTTAGGGTATATTGATAACCATTTAACTCTAGGCACTATCTGAGGCTCGTGGATCATATCTTTATCTTGAATAAAGACCACCATGTGTTTCTGATAGAATTTGTTAGGCACAAACTCATTTACTATATCTTGTATATTAGATTTCTCAGGTGCAAATGATGCCACCCTACAATCAGGATTAAATGGTACTGGTAAGGCTATTACCTTTGCTGTGTTATTTTGCTTGCTCATCATACATACTCTTGTGTCTATAAAACCCTATAAATCTATTTCGCCACATAGACCCATTATAACATTCTATACAAGAATTTAAACCCTCCTCAATATGTATCATCTGAGTATTGTTTAACATTAGCCCTACATGCACAGGAAAACCATAAATACGGAATAAGGCTACATCATATTTTAGAGGATAAGGCACTTCATAAAAGAGGTTTTGCTGCTGTGAAGTTATAAGACCTTTAATGGTGTGATAATCTTTAGTGCTTTCATATTCTGCAAATGAGGGTAGGTCAACATTTAGCTCTTTCTTGTAGATCATCCTAACTAAACCATAGCAGTCTACACCTGCCTCATCTCTACCCATTGCTAAAAAGTCTAGGTCTAGGTAGGGCTCAAAATTCATTAGTATAAACCAGGGTAATCAGCGGGGTTAAAACTCTCACTAGGGTATTTAGCGTTAAGGATATCCTCAAACTCTAAAGTAGCTGTTACCACCTTTACATCATAAGTTACATTTTTAATTGTAAAATCAAATGGCCCTAGCTCTACTATGTCAGGGTCTGAGGCAAGTATAACGCTTAGGGTGGCTGTGATAAGACCTGTTGTAGACCTTACCGCCTGTACTATCTGTCTATCAATATTATCAATTTGCAATTGTACCTGAGTGTTACCATCATCAGTATCACTAGGTAATGCTATTTGAAAAGGAAAGGCTACATATTCATTGCCATTTGAGGTGATAGCCTCGGTGTTATTTACTACCCTAATAGGTGTAACTAGATCATCTGTATCTAATTGTAGTAGCAATAAGATAGCCTCCTCAGTTTGCTGTGCATTTACCGCTGATCTAAATGTACTTGATACCGTTCTACCCATTAGATAACCTCCACGCCAAATGAAGCCCTTATATATGCACCATCAGCTGCAAATGTAGGGGTAGCTAAAAATCTACACTCAATAGCAGCATCTGTAATAGGGTGAGACCAGTTAAAAGTTATTACCCCGCCCTGCAGGGTTGTTCTGTGAAATAGTTTAAAGGTGGCATATTGTGCATAGGTAAGTAAATAAGTACCTTGCATCTTTTCAATGTCTTTAGTGTATCTACGCCTGATTACAGCCTCACCTACTTCCATCTCAGTCCTTACGGTATTGTCTTTATCTTGAGTTGAGAAACCTGCTAGCTCATATTTAGCGGGTAGTGATGCGGGGTATGTTTCAGCCATTTTATCTACCTCCTGTACGGTTTAAGCCGTATGTTTGTTTCATTGTACTATCAAACCCACCTGAGGCAATCTCTTTCTTAACGGCATCTTTAATCATTACCTCTATCTCTCTCTGACCGTTTGAGTTTTGTTTTTCAGTAACTTCCATCTCGCCCTTGCCACGCTGATCTACAATATTAACTACTGTACCACCACCGCCACCCATGCCACCAGTATTAAATCTATGCCTAGGGTCAGATTGAGTTAAAACCTCCTCACCTACCTCAGTTTTAATCATTCTCTCGTTAGGCTTCATACCAACTACACCGCCTGTGTGGAAAGTACCCGCACTAGCTGCTGCACCACTACCAGGTGCAAAATAATTCATCAAAGCACTTGAGCCTAAATTAACTAAGCTGCTCATCCAACCACCGCCACCACCGCCACCACCTACTGAGCCCATTGAGGCCATAGATGATTTAAGTCTGAGGTTTTGAGTTATAATATCTGATATTGCCTCAACTGCTATATTACCTAAATCTTTCCATGATTTAATTTGACCGTTAAGGGCTTTATCTGTGAGTGATTGCAAGCTACCTGCTAACCCACCACTAGCATCTTTAGCACTTAGTAATTTTTCTCTAGCACCATCAAGGGCTAAGTTATATGTCTCTGTTGATATGGTATTGCCATCTAATAGCTCTCTATATCTAATAATCTCATCATTATAGACTTGCTGAGCAGTTCTTAGCGATTTTGTAAGAGATAAACCCTCAGATTTTAATTTATTCTCAGCTGCTACACCATCACCCGCTTTAGTGCCTTTACTGCCACCACCGCCTAGGGCGTTTGCTAATGCACCCGCTAAACCACTAGCGTTATCATTTGCAGGCATAGGGCCCTGCATAACACCCGCTTTAGTTTGATCTTTTAAACCCACTGACCTATCTGCTATTTTCTGTGACCACCTATCCCACAGCTTGTCAGTCATTTTATCACCTTCATCCATAGCAGCATTAAAAGCGTTCTTAATTGCCCCGCCATAACCTATAACTAATGCAGCCTCAACCTTATCAAATTTTCTAGCCTCTTCACTAAATGGGTTAGTTACCATCTCTACAAAGTCAGCACCAAATGCCTTAGCAATCTCTTTAGTTTTAGAGAATACTGATACCCACCCATCAAGAAAGCCCTTAGCCATGTAACCCATCTTTACCATGCCATGAGCTACTGATGTTATCATTGTATCCCATACAGCTAGTAATGAGTTCATGCTACCACGCCAATCTGTAAGCATCTTGATAAAGTTACCTATACCTTTTAGCGTTTCAAATATTGCTGGTAGGGCATCAATCATACTTTGTGCAAATGAGGCAATAGCATCAGCATTTTCAATCACAGCTACTATCAATTTCTTTTTAAGCACAGCACCTAGTAGAGCTAGGTTATCTTTTGCGGTTTCTGATTTTCTGAGTAGATCCTCCTCAATAACTAAACCTAAATCTCTAGCTTTTTGTCTAGCAGCTTCTAAGCCCTTAGTGCCATCTTTAAGCATAACCAACATATCAACACCTGACCTACCAAATGCTGCATTAGCTAGTGCTGCTTTCTCTGTGTGGTCAGCGTATGTATCCATTGATGAGAATATGGCGTTAATTGCCTCATCTGTTGATTTAGCTGTGGTAACTTGTTTTAGTAGCTCAGGGTTAGTCTTTTTAAGTAAGGTTGTTAATGCACCTGTACCACCCTTAGCCTCACCTACTGATTTAGTAACCTTCTGAAAGGCTTTATCTAGTTTCTCACTACTTACACCCGCCAAGTCACCCGCAACTCTATACTCTTGTAGGGCATCTGTTGAGATACCTATACTGTCTGCTGTTTTGGCAATACTATCTGCTGCATCTAATGATCTTGAGATTAAGAGACCTAAACCCGCACCACCTGCTAGCTGTATTGCCATACCTTTAAGGCTAAACATTTGTTTTAAGAATCTACCAGAGGCTTTCTTGAGGTTTTTAAATTGTTTATTTACAGCCCATAAAGATTTATTAACTTTACCTTTCCATGAGGTAGCTTGAGCAGCTGTCTCTTTTAGACCTTTTGTCCATGCCCCAGAGTTCAGAGCCATATCTGCGTATAACTGTCCTATTTTAGCTGCCATCTCTACCTCTTTTTAGTTTTCTTGCTATTTTGTATAGCTTCTAGCCCATTAACGGCTTTAGCTTCAATATCCTTTCTCATGTTATCATTTTTTAACAGAGAAAAATAGGCTTTATACTCAGCGAGGTCATAGGTGGTCATTCTACGCATTAACTCTGACTTAGGTATGCCTAGAGTTAATGATAGTTCAAGTAGAATTTGTGTTTTTTCACAACCTACTATTTTTTTTTAACGTCATCAAGAGCCTCAGGGCTATATGCGTTAATCTTTTCAGCCTGAGCAAAAACCCTTTGTAATGCAACCCTAGACTTACCCCTCAGGGCTTTAATGTCTGATGCATCAAATAATCTCTTACCATCTACATCAACAATTGATCTACAGCACAACTCTATTAAGATAATTTGCATATAATTAGGTCTGATAGCACCCTGCTCATCTAGCATAGCCTCATCAATTTGCATACCTTCCTCAGCTGATAGGGTGGTAACATAGATATCACCCCCCCACTCAGGCACATTAACCTTTTTAATGGTTAAATCTTTACAGCCTAATATATCGTCTTTTGTTAATTGTTTAGTCATAGCTACCTCACAAGCTAAGTTTAATAATATGTATTATGATGTTGATCTAGCTAATACACCTGTACCGTTTAAAGTGGTAGAGAAAGTAGCTAAATCACCTATTGAGCCGTTAATAGGTTGGTAGTTCTCAACTATAATATTGCCATTATAATTAGGATTAGCACTACCTACTGCTGCCTGTGTTGGTTTAATGGCAATTGTAGCTACAGTACCCACTAATGGAAACATGATGCTGTCAATTTGACTAGCTGCATAATCATTCTGACACTCAACATCAATACTAAAATCTTTTAAACCTGGTAGTTTTTCTCTTGAACCGCCTGAGCCAAAGTTAGTAGTATCTTGAGTTTCTGATGAGTAGTTAATTGATACGCTTGTAACAAACGCTGATATATCTGTACCACCTAGTGTTACATCTACATCTGTTAAGATTTTTTTAGTCATGAGTTTATCCTCTTTAATTAATTATTATAAAATACCTATTACACCAATAATCTTACTTGCGGGTGTGCCACCAGAGACAGCATAAGCGAATCTTAAATAATCATCACTTAATACACCCTCTAGTACCTTAAACTGTGAGCCCACAGCATCTACTGTGTCAAATGTTATCACATCTGTCCCACTAGTAAAGCCTGAGTTATCATCACTCTCTACAGTTATATCTATATCACCTGTGCCGTGTTCTAAAACATGAATAGCAGCAAACAACTTTTGACCTGCCACTAATGAGCCAAATTGCTTACCTGTGCCATTGCCTGAGGTGTTAATTACTGATGATTTTGAGTTTAATCTAATTTCACCCCTAACTAGCTCACCATCACAGTCAGCACTTAGTGAAAATGCGTATAGTTCACCTACAGCACCACCTGGTGAGTATTCCATTGCTAAGGCTTCAAATAAATAAGCTATTGAGCCTATACTCTCAGCCCTAGCTACTGTTAGTGGTACATTTGCACCCCCTATAGATGCAAACAAAGCGGAGGCATCAGCCTCTGACTCTTCTACATAACCCTCTGCTTGCATTGCTGTAGTTTTTAGGCCAGGGAGTTTTGCTCTACTTCCACCATCACCAAATGTGGTAACATCTTGTGACTCGGCACTATACTCAAGAGCCACAGCATTAAGCCTGTTGCTTATTTCGTTTTCACCAAAATAAATAAACTGATCTTTTAATACTGTTTTAGCCATAAGTTACCTCTTGTTATTCTTCATTATAAATTATTTCTATATCAATAGCAATATGATGCTGATCCACAGCATCCTCATACAAATCTGTCTCACCTAATCTCATTGTATCAGTTATCTCAGGTGAGGTACTGTCATCTCTATATCTATTAAATGCAGCTAAAACCTGCTCTTTAATGGCAACACACTCTGTGCGGTTTTTCTTATCATGCCATACATCAATCTGAAACCTTGCCTTAACTGGCTCTGCATCAACACCCATTGCGGGGTAGCGGTTAGTGCTAACTCTAAAATAGCTTAAACAGGGTAACTTAGCATCTTGTGGCTTTCTCACAGGGTAAACTCTACTACCAGTTATAGAAACTAAGCCACTATACTCTGATAACCTTTTAAATATCTTATCTTCTATGCTCATTATTTGAATACCTTATTTTTGCTGATGCTTTTATTAAGTTTTTTGACTGAGCGCTCTAAACCCTTAGCAAGCTGTAAACCTGTCTCTTTTAAAGCTGCCTCTGCATTATTCTCAAATGCTGGCCTAGCAAATGGCTTAGCAGATTGTGATGCTGTGCCTATTTCTTTAAGTAACCCCCAGTATGCTCTGCCAATATGTACAGCCATCTTTACGCCATCATCATCTTGCTTTAGTAGGGTTGTTTTGATTTCTTTTTTAAGTTTAACAAACTCAGTTTTGTTTTTCTTTTTTCTATCTACTCTAGCGCTTCTATCACCATCAGGGGCTTTAGCTATCATAGCATCTCTGATTATGTTAGCGCCTTTTCTTAAAGCGCCTTTATAAACATTTTTTTGCATATCTTTAGGTAGCTTCTTAATAACATTATTAAGCTCTTTCAACCCACCCATCTCTGTCTTACTCTCTATCATAGACCTTGTGCCTTTACCAATAAATCTAGGGCTACATTTCTACCAACCCTATGAGGGTAGAGTATATCATATATTTCACCTTCGTGCTTTATTCTATGTCTCTTAGCTGAGATTTTAGGTATATAGTCTATGGTAAATTTAAACTCAGCCTCTGATGTACGCTGGTTAGCTGTATCTATCTCTTTACCCTTCAAAGGTCTTAACTCAGCCCATACAGTTCTAAATAGTGACCACTCCTCTCTAATAGAGCCATCAGTACCTTGCACCTCAGTTAGTAACTGTATATCTATTCTTCTATCTTTATTACCAGCTCTCATTAAAACTCCCTAGCTATATAAGGGTTAAGTAAAAATGCTGAGGCCATAGGCACCTCTGCTATAGCTGCACCCACTATTACATCCTCTCTAATATTATACCAATGACCTAACATTAACAACATTGCTTGCTTAATAGCCTGTGGTACATCACCTCTAGCATCACCATAGCCCGCCACATAAGTTATTGTTACCGCCTCTAGTGTATTTTTTGTATCAGGCCACACCTCACTCTCAGCTAGTCTAACTCTACCTCTATAACCATTAAGTGAAACCTCATATTTACTTGTATCAAATACCTGAGCAACACCCACCTCATCAATATACTCAATTGAGGTTACGCTCTGCAGGGGGGGTTGTGGTAGTTCAATTGTTGCTGATGCGGGAAAATAATCAGCTATATATTGCCATGTTTGAGTAATAAACTTTCTTTTAGTTATATTCTCAGCTTGCTCCCTAGCTACTTGTATCAATGCTGTTAGCAAAGGATCATCAGTAGTATTACTGTCTGCTAGGTCAGCACCTAATGATATATCAGCTGTGTTATCAGTATAGGTAGTAGTGGTGTTATTTTCTATAGTAGCAAGTAACTTATAAACATCTCCACCCGCTATAGTTCTATATAGTTTACGACTTACTACCTGTGACCCACCAGTAGCTATTGAGGTGAGCGCTATTTTTCCATTAGTAGCGTCATCAGCTACTGATAGACCAGAGCTGGCATCACCCCCCTCTGTCTCACCCGCATCTGTTACAAATGTAACTTTATATTTATAAAGACCATTAGTTAGGCTGCCAGCACCATCATCCGCTAATGCTAAAGATGGTGAGGTAGGTGCTGGCTCACCTTGGCTAAAGTCTAACCTAAGATGACTCTTTACCTCTGCTATAGTTAGTGGTTCTATTGATGGTGCTGAGGATAATTTTAACATGCGATACCTTTTTTACTTAGTTTACATTATTTAGTCTTAAAGTTCACGCCTTATAAAAAGCATCAAGTCTAAAAGTAAAAAGCCTACCCTAACCAAAGGGCTAAGATAGGCTATAAACTTTAAAAGTTAGAATGAGTATATATTAAGCTATAGCTGTAAGTGGGTCAGCAGCTGACACATAAGGCTCAAGCAATGTAGCCTCAATAGAACCTGCTACAGGACTATCAGCTACCTCTACTGCATCTACAGATACAAATGTATAATCCTCAGGTAATGCTCTTGCATCAACCTCAATTATATAGCGTTGATTACTACCTGCTGTAGTTGCAAAGCCTGCTGCTAGTGCTTCAATTCTATCAGCGGGTATATCAGAGGCAGCAGCATCAGCTACTAATCTATAAGTGAATGGTATAGCAGTTGCTACGCCACCTGTTGCTGCTGCATAAGCATTGATTGTGATTGTACTAGTACCTGTAGCACCAACACCTTTAACTAAATCAAATCTTACTTTGCCATAGTTTTTAAGGTTGATTCTATCAGATTCAACTGAGCCTGAGAATACATCAGCTTTAGGTGCTAATGCCGTTACCTTGTGGATATTATCAAACATAATTTTTCTCTTTATTTGAATTATTAAATATTTAGTAAATGGTAAATAAGGGGTGAGAATTAACCCACCCCTAGATAGTTACTTAGGCTCTTGCACCTAGAGTAACAAATGGTGATACAGAGTTAGCACCTTTACGAGGGCTTACCGCTGTAGTCCATACTGGCTTGCCATCAACTCTATAAACAAACCTGATAACAACCTCATCATACAAGAAGCGCACATGAGCTGACATAGTTTCCTTAGCACCACCTTTATCAATAAGAGCGTACTGGCTCAAATCAGATAAAACGATATCACCAAGATCACCAAGAGTCTCATTATGCTCAGTCTCAATAATAGGTAGACCAAGTAAAGTTGCATGAGGTGTACCTGCTAGGCTACCTTGTGGTAAGAAAATAGGCTTATCACCTAGCTGTAATACCTGTAGTTGAGGCATAACATCAGGGTTAATCAACCATACAGCGTTTTTCTTAGATCCAACATGTAAGCGTGCAAACATATTAACTATGTTTTCAACTACAATTGTATCAGCTGCTTGTGCTGCTTTCTTAGCTACAGTAATCAATGCCCCTGAGTTCATAATACCTAGTGGCTGACCACCGCCTGTACCCTCAAAGATAGCCGCCTCAGTAGAGACTTTCATAGCTTCGTTAAAACCCTCTCTTGCGATTGAGTCAAATGCAGTTGCATCAGCCATAAGCTCCTCAGTAGAGTACATAAAGCCCATCAACTTTTTAAGTTTAAGATCAATTTTCTTAAACTTAGGTTTAGTTGGTGCTACTGTATCAGCCTCATCAGCCCAGTAAGTTTGAACTCCACCGAATAGAGAGCCTTTAGCTCGTGATCTCTCATCAATGGCATTAAAAGTAAGACCATCTGAGTTAGGGCCAATAGGTATTTTTTTACATCTACCTATAAGTTCGCCACTCTCAAAGTTATGTTTGATCAATTCAGAGCTAATGTTATCTTGAATAAAGAAACCACCATCTGATCCATTTTTAGATCCTGCACCTGTAGCAGTAGCCATAAATGGTTTTAGGTTTTCTGAGCAAAAACCATTACCCCTAGATGCATTAACAATATCAATTAATTGCTCACCTAAAGAGTTATATGGCTTAGTCAAAGTTTCAACTTTAGTAATGCTAGCAGCTAGATCACGAGCTGTGTAACCTTCTTTAGTAGGCTCAGCTGCCTCAGGTGTACTTGTACCTGTAGCTTGCCCAGATACAGCAACTGCATCCATAGCTAACTCTTCTACTCTCATCTTTTCAGCACGTTTGATGTTAGCATTGATACCGTCAATGCCTGCAACTAGTGCATCATAATCAGTAGATTGCTCATCATTTAAAATACCATCCTCAGCAAGTGCAAGAATAGCGTTAGCCTCAGCTAGTTTAGTAGCTTTCAGTTTTTGTAATTGTTGTAATGTCATTGGTGTTACCCTTTTTTTGTAGAGACTCTGAGGGTTACAGAGTTAAGACTCAGGTAAACACATCAAAGGCTCAGTTTTTAAACTAAACTCTTTTACAGTTCACCTAGTCTCTGCCGATACTAGATAATTAGTGATACTATCATAACTCTTACTTAGACAATAAAGCAAGTTTTTTATTTGCTAGGTCTACACTCATTGATTTTGCTGAGGTCACAGAGCCTACACCTAAACCACTCATAACCTGCTCCATAGTCTTTATACCATCTACCATACCCACCTTTTTAGCAGCATCAGCTAGTAGCATATCACCACCACCAAACTCAGCCTTAACCTTTGAGGCTTTAACACCTCTACCTCTAGCAACGGCATTAACAAAGCTCTCATAGTATACATCAACATCAGCCTGAATAGCTGTAATGTCATCCTCAGTAAGGGGCTTTAAGGCTGTGCCTCTAGCCTTATTCTCACCTGCTGAGATTATTGTATTAGTTATGCCTTGAGCCTCGTAAAACTTACTCATATCTTGCTGTACAGTTATCACGCCTATTGAACCTACTGAGCCTGATGGTGTCATATAAAACTCATCAGCCTGTGAAGCTAACCAATATGCAGCACTAGCAGCAAATGAATTAGCTACAGCTACTATATGTTTAGTTTGTCTAGCTTGATAAATTTTATCTGCTAACTCTTGCACGCCAAATACTGAGCCACCTGGTGAGTCTACATCTAGTACAATTGCTTTAATAGAAGGGTCAGCAACCATCATATCTAATTTTTGCATAGTTTTCTCTGCTGATGTACCACCATCACCACTAACATTAGCACTCTCATCTAATCTCTGAGAGATAACACCATAGATAGGTAACACCCCTACAGAGCCCTGCTTAGTTTTTGAGGGTCTAGCCTTAGCCTGTATACGTTCTTGCACTTCCTTATCTGTGATTTCAATGCCTGTAGATTTCTCATGTAAGAAATTTAGTATTTGATCCATCTTAGGCTGCTCTATAGCCCATATCTGATTTCTAACAAAGTTGATTATGTGTGAGTATTTGCTCATTTTAGACCTCTTTACTTTTTAAAATTTTTGTTAATGCACCAGTACCATCAGCCCACTCTTTTAATAGTGTGGCAGGATCATCACTCTTTATAAATAATTTACTACGACTCTCAGAATATTCTAACGCCATCTCACTTGCTAGCATAACTGACTGACCCTCAAAGGCATAGATAGGGGATATAGTTTGAGTAACATAATCATTAAACTTGCCCCTGTAGTATTGCATAGTCTTCTCTGCAAGTTTTGTGGTGGTGCTGTACTTATCTAAATAGCTTTGCAAGGTGTTTACCTCAGCGGATATAATCCTTTTGCTAGCATCATCATATAATACATCAATAGTAGCATCATTAGTAGGCTGAGCTTTTGCATCACTATCATCATCCTTAGGTTTATTATCTTTTGTAGTGGGTTGTTCTGTAGCTGAGCCCATATTTAGAGGTCTCATAGGATCATCTAAACCCTCAAGCGGGTTCATATCCTCTTTAGCCCTTACCTCATTGCCTGTCATCCACCCGCCTTGTACAGCAGTATTATAAGCTAGGTATCTTGTAGAGGTGTCACCTCTTAACAAAGCATCTAAATTATGCTTCATATATGTATTGCCTTGCTCTGATGGATCAATAAGGTCTTTCTTTATACGCTGCTCTATTCTCTCAGTCCAAGGGCGTATAGTATGTTTTACAAACTCCATTGACTGATGTTCAATGTTGTTAAAAGATGATTTTTCTAAATCATTAATCATGTGAGATGGTACTCTAAAATATCTAGCAATCTCTCTAAGCTCAAACTGCCTACCCTCTAAAAACTGTGAGTCTTTATTGCTTGTGCCTAAAACTTTAGCATGCAACCCATCCTCTAGCACACTTACCTTGTGTGAGTTCTCAGGGCCCGCATATTCATTATTCCATGAGTTCTTTAAATTCTTGATACCCTCAGTAGATAAAGGTTTATCACTTTCTAATACAAGGCCGGGGGTACTACCATTACCAAAATACTTAGCTGCAAATAACTCAGAGGCTATTGCTAAACCTATAGGGTCATTAGCAAATACTATTGTACCTATACCCTCTACACCATTATATGTAAAACCTGGTATCCTAAAGATATCATCTTGTGAGTATAATGTTTTATCATTTGTAAACAGATCAATGATCTCAAACCTTAAACGCTTATTAGGCAATACTTGAACCTTTACCAAATCAGGTCTTACAGGCTCTAAGGCAATTAAATTACCTCTATTGTCAAACCGCTTGATAGCGTATGAGTTACCCATTAAAGCACCCCACGCCATTAACATCTCCCAAAACTCTACGCCTGTATGCATAGGGTTAGGATTCCAATCTAGTATAGATGCTAGGGGGTGATTAGGTAGTTTTTCACTCTTACCATCTACACTCTTGTATAAGTGTCTAGGTAGAGTTGAGAGAGTTTGAGCTATTACCATTACACAAGCATATACCGCTGAGACTTTCATAGAGGTTTCTGCTGTTACTCTTACCCCTGATGCTGCTTTACCACCTATAGGCTGATACCAAAAATCATTGCCTACGCCATATTGTTTTGACTCATTAGAGCCTGTGATTGCGTTTATTAACATCTAGCTACTTTGATTTAAGTGAGTTGATAATTTTTATTATACCACCATCTAGCAAAAATGCTAGCAACACAAGTATTAGCCCATACACTATGTAAAATGTATTGGCCCTATGAGCCACAGCCCATAACCTAACATGGATAGACCTAATAATGCGATAACATCAATCAATAATTCTTTAACTTACTTACTATTTTTTCATATCACACCTGCGTTATACCTCTTGTATTATATATACTTTCTTCTTCTTCCTCTACTAATATATATCTAGCCATCCCCATAATCATAGCAACTACACCATCTATTTTATCTTGAGGGCGTTCTTTATCAGGGAATATGTTATCCTTCTTATCTAGCTTAGCTACTACATTACTTATCATCCATGTCATAATAGGGCAGCCTGTATGCTCTAGCTTGGCCTCAATGATTAATGCCTCTACATGCTTCATAGGCTCTGAAAAATTACCCACAGTAGGTTTCACCTCTACAGCATTAACACCCTCTTTAGTTAATCTCTGTGAGAGCTGAGTGGCTTGCCAAGGATCATAAGCTAAATCTCTAACATCAAAGTCAGCCACTAACTCAAGTATATCTTGCTCAATCCAATCATAATCTATTACCTCACCAGGTGTCAGAGTGAATATCTTATCCTCAGCCCACCCTAAATAATGTGCTGATGTTTCTGCTGCACGCTCATCTACAGCCATCTCAGGTATATAGTATCTACCGAATACTTGATACTTACCATCCTCATTAAACATAATCACCAAGGCAGCTACATCAATCTTAGATGCTAAATCTAATGCCAATATACAAGGCTTACCTTTAAAATCTTCTATATCTAAATCAGGGTTAGCACACTTATTCCACTTAGCTAAGTTAGCCCACGAGGTTTTAGATTTTACCCATAGGTTAAGATGTTTAGTTTTAAAGTTTGGTGCTGAGGTGGATGAGCGTTTTGCTTTTGCTTGTAGGTTCTTCACAAATTGTGGTTTTACTGATAGCCCATAGTTAGGGTTAGCTTTTTTTAATGCTGCCTCAGTAGTCCAGTCATCATCCTCATCAATTGTGTAGATCACACCGAAAAACTCAGGGTCATCAAACACGCCATTAAGAATTTTAATTAAATAACTATGAAGCTCATAGCATATACCCTTTAGATCAAAGCCTGCTGTAGTAATAATTGATAACAATGATTGAGACCTAGCACCACATGCAGTCTCTAGCACATCATATACTGCTCTTGTTTTGTGTGCGTGTAACTCATCAACTGATACAAAGTGAGGGTTTAAGCCATCAAGGGTATTAGCCTCTGATGACACAGGCTCACACACACTATCAGTCTCAGGTACAGTTATTTTAGATGTAAGTATTTTAATGCCTGTGCTAGCTCTCAGCTGCTTAGACTTTAAGCACATTGACCTAGCAACCTTAAAAACTATTTCAGCCTGCTTTTTAGAGGTGGCTGCACTATAGCACTCAGCACCACCCTCTCCATCATGGGTAGTCATGTATAACATTATTGCTGATGATAACGCTGACTTACCATTTTTTCTAGGCACTTCTAGGTATGAGGTTCTAAATCTTCTATGGCCGGTGTCCTTATTTACCCACCCAAACAAGGTAGTAATGTAAAAACATTGCCAAGGTTCTAGCAGCAATGGCTGACCCGCCCACTCACCTTTTACATGTGGTAATAATTCTATGTACCTGCAGGGCTTTTCTGCTCTCTCTACATCAAATCTATATTTGAATTTTTTAGTTTTTGATTTTTCTAAGTCTCTTAACTGTCTCTCACATGCCTTTTTAACATAAACACAGGCAGGCTGTGAACCATCTAGCACAGCATTTATATAGTTGAGCGATTGCTCTATGTAGTAGCCACGCTCTTTATCATTCATTATATATAATCAAATGGGTTTTTAGGTTTCTTAGGATCTGATAGCGTTGTGCCATCTGATTTAAGTTTAACTCTATCAGCGGGTGACATTCCAAACAAAGCCATATACTTAGCCATCTTGTCCTCAGCCTTATTCATTACATGATACCAATTACTGAGATAGTCACCACCATTAGGGCCATCTTTAACTACTTTCTCACTTCTTTTGTTAAGCATGTTGTTTGCCTTAACCCACATAGCATAAGCATTACAGTAGATTGCAAGGGCAGGTCTATCTAACTCTGTGTACAATCCTTGCTCTGCTAAAATTGCACCCAGTCTCTTAAATTCTCTCTTAGCTGTAGAGCCTAATGAGCATGGTGGTAGAATCCTGACCTTAGTCTGTGTCTCAATTACCACTAGCTCAGCGGTCTCTTTCTTGGCCGGGCCAAGAATCTCTTTAAGCACCGTACCTTTTACCTTTTCTTTATCATCAGTCATTTTCAAAACCTCACATTTTCATTAACTAAAAACTTTTGACCCCCTCCCCCCTCAAATCAGATTTATTTTAAATCAAGT